TTCGCGGCATTGATCGCAGCGTCACCGGCCGCGATCGAATAGGTGCCGGCGAACGCGGCCAACGCGGTATTCAACGCCTCTTGTGCCGCCTTGGCCTCCTCGAGCGGCGTGGCAACATTCTCCGCGTCGCGCTTGAAGATCACGATTGCGGCCGCCGCCGCGCCGACCAGGCCGGCCAGAACGCCCCAAGGGCCAGTGGCCGCCCACATTGCGACCGCAAGCGCGCGCGCGACGTTGATCGCAGTCAACATAGCGCCCGTCATGCTGCCAAGCCCGGCAACCATCGCCGGAATGCGGCTGGCCGCCAGGGCTGCAAGACCCACGGCCAGAATGTCCATGTTCCGCGAGGCGAATTCCATTCCGGTCGCAAACGCTTCCATTGCCGGAACTGCGGCCGACAGCAGGATCTGGCCAAATGTCAGAGAGAGGTTCGACAGTCGACCGAGCGCGACCGACAGCCGTTGGTCGAGGCTCGCCGAAACCTTCTCGAAAGCTGCATCCGTTGCGCCGGCCTTGACAGCCATGTCATCCATGATCGCGTTGAACTTCGAGCCCGCGCCACCGGAGAAGGCAAGCACCGCGTTCAGCGCCTCAATCGAGGTGAACAGTTGGCCGATTTCGGTCTTGGAGCCGCCGGTTTTCTCGGTCACCTCCTGCAAGAACGCGGCCAGGCCCTTCGATTCCAGCGCGGCGGCATTGAAGTCGATCCCCAGGCGCGCGGCGGCGTCTGCCGCCTGCTGCGTCGGCTTCACGACCGAGGCCAGGATCGCACGCACGCCGGTCACGGCAACGGATGTCGTCTGACCTTGCGTGGTCAGCGCGGCGACGCTGCCGACCAATTCGTCAAACGGAACATTCAGGGCCGAAGCGATCGGGATCACGTTGCCGAGGCTCGCGCCCAATTCGCCGACCGTGGTCTTGCCCGCCTTCATCCCGACAAAGAGCGCGTCAGAGGCATCGGCGGCGGAGAGAACCTCCGGCCCGTAGGCGTTCATCGCCGTGGTCAAAGCGTCAACGCCCGTGGTGATGTCGGTCACGCCGCCGACGGCGAGCTTGTTGGCCTGGTCGAGCAGAGTCGCGGCACCAGCAACGCCGTCCGCGCCGGCCGAGATCGCCTGATAGAAGGCTTTGACCTTCCCCGAGGCCGTGCCGCCGTAGGTCGCCACCAGTTTGCGGGCCGAGGCTTCCATCAGGTCCATTTCGCCGCGTGTGCCGGCGATCAGAGTCGCCGCTTCGGACATCGAGGCCGAGAACCCGCGCGCTTGCGTGATCGCCTCCCGCGCCTTTGCGACGGAAAGGAACCCGACCGCCATGACGCCGGCGGCGCGGCCCAAGCGAGCCAAGGCGCCCTCGAGTCCGATGGCGCTGGCTTTGGCGGAATGCGCCCCGGCCTTAAAGCGGCCAAGTTCATCCCTGGCAACGCGCAGCTTTGACGTGTCGGCGCGAATGCCGATTGCGGTCAGATCCATGAAGGTTGCCTTTCGGGGCAAAAGCGGGAAAGGTAAGCCCCGCTTTTGCAATGGAGGATTTTACGATGCGATATTTTGCTCTCGGCCTTGCGTTGGCCGTTGCCGGGACGGTTGCCCCGGCGGATGAATTGGCGCTCAAGGTCGCCTTTGGTCAGCGTTACCTGGCGTGCCAAAGGGAGTTCGGATCCGACGATAGCGCCCGGCTCGTGTGCTACGATGATCTGCTCGGCGACTTCACGACGTGGATTGCCGAGGGCCTGCCCGACAGTGAGGATTGTGCCGTCGAGGACTGGAACATGACAATGCGGGGAAGCCATCCCTACATGGTCGGCGCCATGACCTGCGCCACGGGCCGCATGGATTACCGGCTTTACGATGCTGCCGACGGCGCATTCATGGCGTCAGGTTTCGTTTATTTCGAGGGGTTCGCGTTTCAGGATTACCCGGAAATCAGCTCCTGGCCGGCCTCCGTTGATCTGAAATATTCGATTTCGCCGAGGTAGCTCCGCCCCCTATTCAGGGGCGAAGCCTGTTTCTTGTTCTTCCGGCGCGCGGGACGAAGGGTGGTTGTCCCTGAGGCCCTCGGCGAAGGCCCGCGACATCGAGACAATGGCGCGCGCCTCCCACGGCTCCGAGAACGCCAGGGTTGCGGCCATGTAGCCCCGAACCTCTGACCAGGACACGCCGCGAATATCGCCAAAGCCACCCGTGGCCACGGGTCCGACCTCCATGAGCGCGTCAATCAGGTATTGCCCGGCCTCGACCTCAACCAGCGGCGGGTCTTTGCCCTCCTTGCGGTACTGTTCGAGGCGCGTATGCCCCCACGACTGCGTGACCTTGCCTTTCCCGGTTTCGATTTCGATCTCCGGGTCGCAGGACAGCCAGCCAAGCGTGCGTGCCGCCAGGATCAGTCGGTCTACGTTTTGCCCAAAAAATTGGTGTTGTCCTGTGCGAACTCGAGCACCTGCTGAGTGAAGTCGCCGGACTGGTCAAAGAACCACTTGATGTCCTCCGCCGAGGTCGTCAGCGGTTCGACACCGTTGTGCAGGTTCTCGAACTTGATCACCATTGCGGCGGCGAATTTCAGGCCATCGGCCTCCGCCTTGCGCTCGTCCTGTTTCCGACCGGACATTTTGCTTTTGTTGAGCCGCTGCAGAACGTCCTGCACGGTCTCCGACTCCATGCCGCGCAGTTTCACCCGGCAGGGGCGCGTCTCGTCGGGCTTGCCGTCCTCGCCGGGCTCGTACATCAGTTGCGTCTTATACGGATAGCAGAGGTGCAGCCATGCGCCGTCCTCGGCCGGTTTCTTGGTGTTCAGGGTAGAAAGGTCCATGTTCCAGTCCTTTTCCTTGGTCCTGTTGGTTGGGATGCGGCGACGCGCGGGGGACCAATCGCACACGCCGCCGCGCCGCCCCGATGAGGAGACCGGGGCGGCATTCGGGGGATCAGGCGTCCACGACCACGATGGAGCTGGCGTCGCCACGGATGACGAAGTTCTTCATCTTGATCGCGCCCGAGGACCGCTCGGGGTCGCGCAGGTTGGCGATGAGGCCCTGGAAGAACGTGTCCTCGCCATCCGAGTCCGTGACCTTGAACGAGTGCACCGTGTTGGTGTTGTTGCCGGCCTCGAGAATGGTCAGGCCGCCGTCCGAGGCGTCGAACTCGATGGAGACCGGGATTTCGCCCATGTCCTTGGTGCCGTTGACGTGCTTGGTGGCGCCGGCGGCCAGCAGGTTGATCGTCAGATCCTCGGAGGTTGCGCCGAGTTCGCCGATGGTCGTGACCTTGCCGACAGTGGTCATGGAAAGCGCCTCATAACCGGACTGGTCAACAGTCGAAGGTGTCGAGGCAATCACGCTGAGCGTGGAGCCGATGTAAGAGATAGCCATATTGGCCTCCTTGCTTAGGGGTTGTTTTCCCGGCCAAACCCGCGAAGCGGAACCGGCCTGCCGGGACGGCCGGTATCGGAATGCAAAAGGGCCGCCCCGGTTGGAGCGGCCCTTGGTCTGGTCCGTGTTTGGTCGAAATCTTGTGCGGCGGTGGGCCCGTTCTCCCACCCCGGCTCACCGCCACTACGCCAAACGTGCCACCTGGGGGGATGTCTGCTCGCTCGCTTGGCGTGTTCTGCTGGTGCCGGCCCGAGGTCTCGAACCCCGTACCTCCTGATTACAAGTCAGGCGCTCTACCTGGTGAGCTAGACCGGCGTGATTGGAGCGGACGGCGGGAATCGAACCCGCGCAGCGAGGCTTGGAAAGCCAGCGACACGACCCGCGTGCGCACCCGCATTCGACATTTGTTTTCTCGCCCAAAGGCGAATGGCGGCGCCGTACCGCTCAGGCGGATACCGGGCAAGGTCGCGATCCTCGTTGCCCCGGCAGAGCCGCAGACTCAGTTTGGCCATCTCTATGTCGCAGTGGCCACGTACTCGATGACGACCGGGACGACCCAGCCCGCGTCGCCCTCAAAGCCCTTGCGGACGTCTGAGGGCGTTTGAACCACAACCGTTCCGCCGGTGATCGAAATCGCCTGCCCCTCGGGAAACAGGGCCGCGACCGCCTCGCCATAACCATTGGCCGTGTTTGTCGCCCCGTTCTTGTCGGCATGCACGTTGACCGTCATCACGCCGCGCGACCGCAGGATCTGGTTTGCGCCCGCCAGCGCGCCGCCGGTGCGGAACCCGCCCGCGAAAATCACCTCGAGATAGGGGCGCGCGCCGTCATGGTCGAGGTTGGGCCAGGCCACGCTCGACGGCAGGTCGGTCAGGTTGTTGCCGAGCCGGGCCTTGAGACCGTTTTCGATGTCGGTTTCGTTCATTACCTCACCCGTGCCTTTGCCCGCCGGATCACGTCGTCAAGAATCTGCTGCGATTGCAGTTTCGCGTTCTCCACCCAAAGCCAGCCCTTGTAGTGCTGCGCCCGGGCATAGGCCGCCGTCCACGCCAATGTCGCGGTGTCGCCCGCCACCATCGAGCCCAG